TTGTTTTACCTAACCCCATATCATCAGCAAGGATAAACCTTTTGGACCCAACCAATTTTTCAATTGCTTCTTTTTGATGGGTAAGAGGTGGTCGGTGATCATATTTTGTATAATCAATTGTAACCTTCTCAACCGTGTGGGTTTTAATTAAAGATGATTTAGGAACCCAAAACTCTGTTAATGGGTCTTTATCAAAGAATCTACCCCAAATGTGATAAGACTTTTCTTTTTCTACCAATAACTTCTCAATGTATATTTTTTCAGGAGTTTCCAAAAGATATCTTTCTTCGGCAAACTTTTTAGCAAAGTATGTATCAAGGTCAACCCACTTACGAGCAACCTTTGGTGGTGTATTATAATAATTTACAATATACTCAGCTTGAGTTCTTGTGGGATAAAACTTTTTTGAACTTAATTTCTTGTTTTGTAAATATAGGATGTGGTTATTACCCCCACTATATGAGTCCAACAGATCAAGTGCCTTATGTTCTATAAGTGTTTGACTATTTTCCAAATTGTCTTTTTATTAAAAATAACAATAAAAAAGATATTTATCAAGAAAATAACAATATGAAGAGTAATGTTCCTATTAGTAGGTTAGGTAAATTCTTTGGAAGTGAGGATTTTGATCTTGAAATCGGTATGGGTCAGGAGTGGCTTATTGGTGATATGAACTTTACCTGTGTTCTATATAAAGTAGATAGAAACAAGACACCTATTGATGATGTTTATGGTGAGACATTAACTGATGGTATAAACTTCTTACCACCTGTTGAGTTTAACGCTTACGTTGGGATTGCAACCCCTGAGAATAAAATGGTGGGATCAACTCGTATAGATCAGTTAGAGCCAGGAAACATTACAATGTCGGTTTACTTAAAAACATTAGATGACCTTAATATTGACATTGACTTCGGTGATTACATTGGGTACTACGATACTGAAAACTTTGTAAGATATTATACGGTAGTTAATGATGGTCGTGTTACTTCGGATTTAAAACATACTTATAAAGGATACAAACCTTTTTATAAAACAATAATCGCCGCACCTGTCGGACCAAATGAATTTAGAGGATTATAATGGCGTTACCTAAAAACCATACCGTTAAACCAGCGATACCTTTACAGTATCCAAAAATACTTCACCAAAGAAGAGAACAATTGGCTGAAATGATTTCTAAGGATGGAACTTACCTTCCTAAGTCGTTATTACATGCCGACTTGGATCGTGGGTTTTTAGATTTTGTTCGTGATACATTGGGTATTACGACTGAAGGTAGGGTTGTTCCCGTTGTTGATATCTTAATCACAACTCAAAACTGGGAACAATTTGTTGAGACGTGGGATTTCCAAAACATTGACAAGAATGTTGAACCCCCATTTGTTACAACAATCAGAATACCTGAAGTGAAGTACGGTAATAACCCATCGGTTATGTATAATATTCCTAATAGGAGAATGTATTACTATATGGAAGTACCAACTTGGGACGGTAACAGACACGGAGCTGACATTTATAAAATACCACAACCTGTTCCTGTTGATATAAAATATACGGTGGCAATTGTTTGTAATAGAATGAGAGAGATAAATGCCTTTAATAAAAAGGTAATGGAAACGTTTGCGTCAAGACAAGCGTATCAAAAAATTAAAGGACATTACATTCCAATTATTAACGACAATATCTCAGATGAATCAGTTTTAGATTTAGAGAAAAGAAAATATTATATTCAAAAATACGACTTCACAATGATGGGTTTCCTTATTGATGAAGATGAGTTTGAGGTATATCCGGCATTATCAAGAACACTTCAGATTTTTGAGGTGGATCAAACACCCGTTAAAAGACCAAAAAGAAAGGCAGTTCCAAACGAACCACCAAGACTTACGTTATCTTATGAGGTTGGTGTTACAAGTCAGGAATATTTCTTTGAATACACTTGTAATGTTAATGAGTTTAAGAATAATAATGTGGAATCTTTCCAAGTATTCATCAATGATGATTTCTATGGTACCGATATTGCGGTAAGTCAAATAAATACGGGGGATGTGTTTAGAGTTGAGGTTACACCGACTGACAACACAAAACCTTGTAACATTTCATTTAACCAAACACTTATTTAACTCTCTCCATATATATCTTTTTTCTCCTTACATTTTTCCATTATAAGGTTCTCTAAAAACTTATACATTTTAATACCACGTTTATCGCAATACTTCTTCAACACTGAGTGAACCTCAATGTCAATCTTTAAGTTTTTTATCTTTTTGATATCGTCATCCATAGGGTAGAAAAAAGGCAGAATAAAATCATACCAACATATAAATACTTTTCTTAATGTAAAGTTTTTTGTGTTTTGGAAAGTATTTATAGAAAAATAAATTAAATAAAAGAAATTTTCAGTATGGCAACTAGCACAAATAGTAAGGTTTTTGTTTCTCCTTGAGTGTACACATCCGAAGTTGACTTAAGTTTCGTAGCACAAAGTGTGGGTGTTACTACCTTAGGGATAGTCGGAGAGACATTAATAGGTCCGGCATTTGAACCTATTTTCATTACGAATTTTACGGAATTCCAAACTGTATTTGGTGGAGTATCCCCAGAAAAGTTTGTGAATACACAAATTCCAAAATACGAAGCCGCTTATATAGCACAAGCGTATTTACAACAATCAAATCAATTATTCGTAACAAGAATCTTAGGTTTATCAGGTTATGATGCGGGACCATCTTGGTCAATCACAACTATTGCGAATGTTGACCCAACAACAATTGACGTATGGTGTTTAAGTTCGGTGACGGATTATAGTACTTGTGTTACAACTTGTGTTACTCCAAAAGAATTAACATTTGTTGTTAACTTTACTGGTTGTACTAATAGTACATCTACAATCGGATATACCACAACATTCCCTGATACTATTGAATCTCAACTTTATACTCAATACGAAGAGTTTAATGGTGGAGTTTCATCAATAGATGCTCAAATAAAAGATTTAATCTTTAATGTAATTACAGATTCACAACCATATATGGCTGAAGATGAATATATTTCATACTTTGGGTCAATTGCAACTGATGATTATAATACATTGGAAGCGGCAGGATGGTCAGCATCAACAAATGTTTACCAAGTTCCTTCAGTTTCATTTGACGAAACATCATTAACATCTCCATTGAATGACTCTTGGTATTATTCTCAATTCGCTCACACTGGCGGAACGGCTTATTCAGGATTCTCATTCTTTACTTATGTTTCAGGACTTACGGCTTACTACCCTAACCCAACACCTACACCACAGGTATCAGCGTCTCCGACACCGACACCTTCATTTGTTAATCCTTGTATTACACCTTCACCATTTACCTCCCCAACACCTACACCAACACCGGTGAATATAGATTGTTATCAAGGAAGTATTGTTGGTAAGATTTACTACTACACAGGAACATCTTATACAAACTATGATAATGTTGTTGTTTCAACATTAAGATCAAGAGGTATCTCAACTTACGCGGCAGGTGCTGAAGATCCAGCTTACTCAGTAACAGGTCTTACAAATGTGTCTTTAAATATGACAGGTCAGTACTCAGGTGTAACTAAAAATCCATTCTTACAGTTTGCAGTAAATGTAACTGACAAGTACGGTACAAACTTTACATTTGAAACTTCATTGAGTCAAAATGATTCAGAATACATTCAAAAAGTATTTGGAGTAACTAACTTCCAAAAACCAAGAATCAGTGTTCCATTATTCTGTGAAGAAGCATTCCAATCTTGGTTAAACTATTCTTGGAACAAAGGATACATTAGAGGTTTAAGTTCTGAACTTATTGCCTTAGATTCAGCACAAAGTGGTGACATCAACTCAATTGGATGGTACTTAGATAGATATCAAACTCCTAACTCGCCTTGGGTTGTATCTGAATTAAGAGGTAATAAAGTATTTGACCTATTTAGATTCTACACAATATCTGATGGTGATGGAGCAAACACATTGGTTAAATTATCAATCATCAACCAAACATTTAACAACGGTACATTTGATGTATTAGTAAGAGATTACTTTGACACAGATGCTAACCCAGTAGTTCTTGAGAAATATACAAACTGTACAATGGATCCGGGACAAAACAACTTTATTGGTGTTAAGATTGGTACATTAGATGGTGAATATACATTAATGTCTAAATACATTATGGTTGAAATCAACGAAGACGCACCGATAGATGCAATGCCTTGTGGGTTCAACGGATTTAACTTTAGAAATTATGCGGGAGCTAATTCAGCATTCCCAATCATCAAAGCTAAATATGATTATGCGGGTGAGGTAGTTTACGATCCACCATTTGGTTTATCTTCAGGAAACAACGACGCTGTTTTAAGTAATGGTGACAATGTTAGAAGAACATACTTAGGTATATCTAATAGTTACGGATGGGATCCAGCTTACTACGAATATGTAGGTAAGAGAAATCCAATCAACTCTTGTGATATTGATAGTGTTCCATTTAACTACAGATCAGCAGGTTTCCACATGGATATTAACGCAAGTGGTATTACAATCGGACCTGAGTTCTCAACAAGTGGTGACCCAAGATTTATCTGTGGAAATGCATCATTCGTTACAGATCCTGAAACACCAACTAACCCATACTTTAGACTTTTCGCTCGTAAGTTTACCTTATTAGTACAAGGAGGATTTGACGGATGGGACATCTATAGAGAAAGTAGAACAAATACAGATGAGTTCTCACTTGGTAGAAGAGGTTTCTTAAGAGGAGCATGTCCATCAACACTTTATCCTTCTGCAACAGGTTGGGGAGCGTTTAAACAAATATCAATTGGTGACGGAACAATGGCATTTGCTAACACCGACTACTACGCATATTTGTTAGGACAACAAACATTCGCTAACCCTGAGGCAACAAACATCAACGTATTCGTAACACCAGGTATTGATTATGTGAATAACAGTAACTTGGTTGAAGATGCGGTTAATATGATTACATTCAACAGAGCTGACTCTTTGTATATCACAACAACCCCTGACTACGATATGTTCTTACCAACAACAACAGGAAATGACGGATTGATTTACCCAACTGAAGCGGTAGATAACTTATACAACACAGGTATTGACTCTAACTACACTTGTACTTACTACCCTTGGGTATTGACAAGAGATAGTGTAAACAATACTCAGGTTTATATTCCACCAACAGCACAAGTAACAAGAAACTTGGCGTTAACCGACAACATCGCATTCCCTTGGTTCGCGGCAGCAGGTTACACTCGTGGTATTGTTAACTGTATTAAAGCACGTAAGAAGTTGACACAAGAAGATAGAGACATTCTTTACAACGGTAGAATTAACCCAATCGCAACCTTCTCTGATGTTGGTACTGTAATTTGGGGTAATAAAACGTTACAAGTTAGAGAATCTGCTCTTGACAGAATTAACGTAAGAAGATTGTTATTACAAGCTCGTAAATTGATATCTGCAGTATCTGTAAGGTTGTTGTTTGAACAAAACGACGCACAGGTAAGACAAGACTTCTTAAATGCGGTGAACCCAATCTTAGATGCGATTAGAAGAGACAGAGGTCTTTATGACTTTAGAGTAACAGTTTCTAATGATCCTGAAGATTTAGATAGAAATCAAATGACAGGTAAGATTTACATCAAACCAACAAGGTCACTTGAGTTCATTGACATTACATTCTACATTACTCCTACGGGAGCATCGTTTGAGAATATATAAGTTGGTTTATTATTCAAACATAAAGGGGGACGAAAGTTCCCCTTTTTTTATTTTACTAGATATTTATTATTATGAATTATAAAAAAGTAGTACGAGAAATACTGAGTGAGATTATTCACGATCAGATGAAACCTACGATGAAGTATTATGCTTTTGACTGGGATGACAATTTAATGTACATGCCAACCAAGATTTATTTGAAAGACGATAAAGGAAAAACAGTTGGTATGTCTACCGAAGATTTTGCGGAACACAGAACTGAAATTGGTAAAGAACCTTTTAAATATGAAGGACACACCATAGTAGGTTTTGACGACGAAGCGTTTAGAGACTTTAAAATCCCCGGTGATAAAGCATTCGTAAAAGATGCGATGACAGCTGAAACGGGTCCTGCATGGAGTGACTTTGTTGAGGCGGTTAATAATGGGTCTGTTTTCTCAATCATCACAGCAAGGGGACATACCCCTTCAGTTCTTAAACAATCAATTTATAATTTAATTAAACAAAACAAACACGGATTGTCTTCAAAAGAATTGGTTAAGAACCTTAGAAAATATAGAGAATTAGCGGATGAAGAAGATTTATCTGATGATGAATTAATAAGAGCTTATTTAGATATGTGTAAATATCATCCTGTTACTTTTGGTGAAGGTTCTGCTGCGAACCCTGAAGAATTAAAAGTTAAGGCTATGCAAGAATTTATGATGTATGTTAGACACCTTTCACAACAATTACAAGAGAAGGCATTTATGAAGAACAAAATTAGTAATTATTTTACACCATATATTGGTTTTTCAGATGATGACTTAAGAAATGTACAAACAATGAGAAAGCATTTTCCAGATAAAGATGATTTAAAGATTTATGCTACATCAAAACAAGGTAAAGAAGAATATTAATAATTAGTTAAAACTAGTTCTAGTAAGAGTATATCTGGAAAAAAAATGGAAGTAAATAGAAAAAAATTTTCTTTGATATATTTATAATAAAAAAATAAACAAAAATTAAAACAAAAAAATAGTATGGCTGATTTGTTAATGAAAATGCCGATACCTTACGAACCAAAAAGGGAGAACCGATGGATCTTAAGATTTCCTTCATCACTTGGTATTAACGAGTGGTATGTTGAGACATTTGCTCGACCTAAATTAACCATTGCTTCAACCGAAATACAGTTTTTGAATACTTCAACTTATGTTGCTGGTAGATTTAAATGGGAACCACTTTCAGTTAAGTTCCGTGATCCAATCGGGCCTTCAGCTTCACAAGCGGTTATGGAATGGATTCGTTTATGTGCGGAGTCAGTAACAGGTCGTATGGGTTATGCTGCGGGTTACAAGAAAAATGTTGACCTTGAGATGTTAGACCCAACAGGAGTTGTCGTTGAGAAGTGGATTATAGAAGGAGCTTTCCTTACAGGATACGATGGGGGTTCTTTATCTTATAGTTCGGATGCTATTGCAGGTATTACTTGTGGTATCCAAATGGATAGATGTATATTGGTATACTAAAAAAAA